CGCGCACGGCTTGACGGGGGTTCACGTCCCCGGCCGTCGCCTTGCGGATCGGCAATTCAACCCGATCGCCGCTCGTCGCGAACGGCCCAGACACGGTCCCGAATTCGTCCTCGATGAAAAACCCGGTCGGCTTGACGTACAGCTTGAAATTTCCAGCGGCTGGCGGCGCGGGATCGGTGACGCGCTTTCGGATCTCGATCGTGCCGCCGTCGCCCGCCACTAGATCACCACCAGGCTTGCGTCGTCTTCGACAACGATCGAGCCGTCGATCGTCAGAACTGGATCGTCAAGCAAGAGCGTTTGACCGGCTGCCACGCTGATCGCTTCGTCGATCTCTTGCTTGAGCTTCGAGCCCGCGAACCCGGCGTGCGCCGCGTCGCTGCCCGAGTATGGCGGCGCCTCTTCCACGAAGTCGAAGCCGAGCGCGGACAATGCTTCGTCGAGATCGGCCGATCGCGCCGCATCGGCCGTTGCATCGATGAACACTTCGGGCGAATTGACCGTCAGCGCGACCGCGCCGCCGATCATGCGGGCAAGCCGATCGGTATCGATCACGCCCACGCGGGACATTTTGTAGCGGCGAATCACGTCAGCCATTAGCCCGCGATCCCCATGCTACAAGTGACGTCCTTCGCCGCCTGTCCCGTCGACAATAGCTTCGTGACTTCCACGTCGATCAGCGCGCCGTCTGGAACAGAAACCGAATTCACCAGGTCGGCGCCATCGCTGGCGGTCGAAGCGAGCGAAACCGCAAGGGCTGTCGGGGCGCCGTTCACGCGAAGAGTATAAACGATCAGGTTTCCGTTTCCAGCGGGCGAGCCGTGGCGGACGCGCAGCTTCTCGATCGTGAAGGCGCGCGTTGTCCGAAACTGGATCGGGCTGGTGCGCGCCAGCGCGTCGACATAGGACGGCCACAGATAGCGCGTCTGAACGGTCGCCGCCACGCTCGACGCGCCGAACGGACCGAGTATCCCGTCGACGCCCGGCGGGCCGGGCTCGCCCTTCGGCCCGCGCCCGCCGCTCGATCCGTGTCGGCCGGGCAAGCCATCCTCGCCCCGTGGCCCCCGCTCGCCGTCCCGCCCTTTGCGGCCGGGCTCGCCGTCTTTGCCGTCGCGGCCCGGTCGTCCCGCTACGCCCGGCTCGCCCTTGTCGCCCTTGTCCCCCTTGTCCCCCTTCGGCCCCGGTATGCCGAGCCCGATCGGCCCGCGCTCGCCCGCCGGACCCTCTTTTCCGGGCAGCCCCGCTTCGCCGTCGCGGCCCGACTCGCCCTTCGGCCCCGGTTCCCCGTCGCGGCCCGGCTCGCCCGCCAGCCCGCGCGCCCCGATCGGCCCCCGAACATGGACGCGAAACTTGGATCGCGCCACGGCTCGCCGCGCCTCTTCGAGCCGCAAGCGAAGCGAGAGCAGCCGCGCGCGCGTTTTCTTGTCCACCGTGGCTGCGAGCGTATCACGATCAGCGGCGACGACCGAGCCAGCCGCCCGGATTCCGGCCGCGCAGCCAGCCGCCCGGCTTCGGCCCGCGCGCCGTCGCGCTCGTTTCCCTTCCGGGCGCCGTGCTGGCGGGCGCGGGCTTCGGCGCTTCGCGAGCCGGGGGCGCTGGTGATGATGATGTGGGCGCGTCGGGCGTGGGCGCCAGCGCGGCAAGGTGACGATCGATCCCCTTCACGCTCGCCGCCGCGCGCGCATAGATCCGGGCGTCGAGCTGGTGGTTCTCGCGGCCCGGTAGGATCTGCCATTCCGTCGACCGGAACCCGTTGCGCTTCCGCGTCGTCACCAAATGCTCGGCCGTGAGCTGCCGGAAAAACTCCTCGCTGTATTCAGGAAAGTGACAGAAGCCGCCCGGCCGCGCTTCGCCTTCGACCGCGACGAGACGAAGCCATCCGTACAGTTCAGCCTTCGCGATCGAGACGCCGATCGGCCAAACCCGGTACCCGCGCTGGTGGCGCCGCCCGTTCATCAAGACGTCGACGGGCGACGGAATGCCGACGAGCGTTCGAGCTTCGGCCGTACCCTTCACGGCGATCACGCGCGACATGGGATAGCGGCGAGCCCAGTTGTAAACCTGTTGCGTATTATACCCGCTGTCGACGCCGAGCATTGCGACGCTGAACCGCACGCCCGACGCGCTTTCGTAGGTTCGCCCGAGCAATTCGTCGACCGCGCCCCACGCCCGCTCGTTCGCGCTGTCGCCCGAGAGAACGCCCGAGTCGACGCTCCAGCTCTCTTTGTTCGCGGCCCATCCGACGACTTCGTAGACGAACCGATCCTTCTGAACGTCGACGCCCGCCGTAAGAAAGATCACGCCTTCCGGCACGCTGCCGATCGTGTACTTCTCGCGGCGCTGGTAGATGCGTTCCCAGTCGGGCGCCTCGCCTCGGTCGTGCCACGTCTCGCCGAGAACGGTGTTCACGAAAGTCTTCAGCTTTTCCGGCCCGCCCCGCTTGCTCGCTAGAAATTCCGTCGCGAGATCGCCCCACGTCGCGTTCGGGCTCAAGCTGTAGGCGGCCCAAATGTGAAAGCTGGCGTGCCCGCTGAACGGCGCGTCGGCTCGCCATTCCCCGCGCGAGATCATCCCGTGCTTGTCCTTGTTCTCGATCACGCATCCGTTCGCGCGGCAGACAAAATACGCCGCGCTCGGCTGATCCTTCGGCCATCGCATGAAGTGTCCGCGCTCGCTCTCTTCGCTGAACGTCAAGATGTCCATGTGCCCGCATTGCGGACACGGGACGTGATAGTGGCGCCGATCGCCCGCGTCGAAAAGCTCGTCGATTCGCGAGACACCAGCGACAAGCGGCGTCGATCCCGCGATGATCTTACGGTTGACGTAGTGTTCGGTGCGGCGAATGCCGAGCTTGATCTGATCGCCTTCGTCGCCCGCGCTCGGCGGATAGCCGTCGACTTCATCGAAGATCACCACGCGCCGTGAGACGCGGCGAAACCCGGTCGCGCTGTTGGCGCCGACGATCGCGAGAACGCCGCCGGGGAAAGTCTTGTGAAGGATCGTCGATTCGCTCGCGTTCGGCGCCGTCTCTTTCACCAGCGCGGCGAGAACGGGGACGTCGCGCAGCATGGGCGCGATCTCTTCCTTGCTGTAGCCCTTGCCGTCTTCGATGCGCGGCTGAACGACCATGATCGGGCACGGATCTTGGTGCATGAAATACCCGATCGCCGCATTGATGATCTTCGTGTAGCCGATCCGCGCCGACTTTTTCACCGTGACCTGAACGACGGTCGGATCGGTGATCGCGTCCATGATGCCGCGCTGGTACGGGATCGTTTTCCAGCGCCCCGGATCGGCCGAAGACTCGACCGACAGATAGAAGAATTCGTCCGCCCATTGCGAAAGCGATAGCTCGCGCGGCGGGCGCAAGAAGTCGCGAATGTTCGCGACGATCGCCGCGTCGTTCGACACGCCTTCGGCTGCCGGGTTCGTCATGGCGTCGGGTTCTCGGCAAGCTCGGTCAGGGCCGCGCGCACCAGCTTGTCGATCTCGCGCACGTCCGCGATCGGAAGATGCGGCAAGCGTTGCCCGATCCTGATCGAGAGCGCCAATAGTTGCGTCCGCACGGCCGAATAGTCGCGGGCCATGACGGCGCGGGCGCGCGCGACTTCGATCAGCTCGCCCCGTCGCTTCGCCAGATCCAGCTTTGCGATCTCGGCGTTGGTTTGCTCGCGCTGCGCTGCCGCTGTCTCGCGAGCCGTGCGGGCGATCAGGAATTCGGACGGCTGATCGGGATTGCCGCCCGTCATGTCGGGCCGCGCGTCTCGGCTGTCGGGTTTTCGCTGCCGCTTCCCGAGCGCCCACAAGCGATCCGCCAGCTCGGCGTCCTTGATCCATTCGCGCCCGCCCCGCCGAGCGACGGCACCAGCAAGACGGCCGGACCGGATCGCCTTCCGCACGGTGCTTTCGTTGCAGCTTTTCCGCGCCGCATACTGCCCGAGTGACAGCCACGCCGCCGATCCGGCCGGTTTCTCGTCGGCGTTCGGCCCGTCGGCGGGCGGTTCTGCCGGGGCCGGGCCGGGCTGCAGCGGCTCTTGTGGCGGCTCGATCCCGCCTTTTGTAGCCGCGCTTTCCATTTTCAGCCCACGCGAAGAAAGATCCGGGCAGTTTCGCGGCTTTCCGGCCGATGTTGTGCCAGCTTACAGACACGCCCCGGAAGGCTGCGCGATCTCTCTCGCGGGCGCGCGGCAAGACCGGAAGACGGCCGCTCGGCACAAGTACCCGGTTTCATTGCGTAACCGGATTCCGCGCGTTCCTTAGC